CCGGAGCTGATCGACCTGTTGGTGACGCCGACCTAAAGGTCGGCCCACTCGCCCGCAAGGGCTAGTCCCTAACTTCCCCATTAAAGGAGAGATCATGCGCTTTACGCGCTGGGACCAACAGTGGGATAGCCATGCTACGCAAAAGGCAGCTGTCCGACTCGCACTTCGGCACCTTGGCCTTGCTGATTGCAAGGACAGTCACGAGATCCAACGGCTTATCGCCGCTGGGGATTTTCGTGCTGTGTGCTCTTACGAACTCAACTACGCAGACGTTTCTCTTGAATCTGCTCTCCACCTGCGGCAGGCCCTAGCGTTTTTCCAAAAACGCCGGGACCTGCAGCTGCCGGGAGTAGACCCGAGAGCGGCTGCGCATGATAAGTTCGAAGAGGCCGAGCGGCTTTGTTCCGAGACGAATCAGATCTTTAGGATGCGACTTCAGGGGAAATTTGCTTTTCCTCCTGACGTTGAAGGCGTTCTTTACACCGCTCAACGGAAAATAGCTCGCATCTTAGGGACTGTTCCTCTTCTCGGGACGATTCAACCGCGCTTCGGCCCGGGGGCAACGACGCAAATCAAAAAACGCGATGCTAGTGCTCGGCTTAAGCTGGCACAAGGCTTCGCATGTAGCGAAGAGCTCGCCCCGATAGCTTCATGCTGTTTGGCCGAGTTGCAGGGCTGGGTCTTCTCACAAGAGGACTCAGACATCGCCTCTGTACCCGTTCACATTCATGACGGGATACAGAGCTTCGTGCCCAAGAACGCCAAAACGGATCGCACGATCGTCGTCGAGCCCATGCTGAACGGAATGTTCCAGCTAGGGATCGGCGATCATATCGCGCGCCGCCTAAGGCGTGAGGGGGTCGATATTTCCGACCAGACGCGGAACCAAGCGCTTGCGCGCGAGGGAAGCGTCTCCGGGGCCTTAGCAACCCTGGACCTCAGTAGCGCCTCTGACACCATAGCGAGAGAGCTCGTCTACGACTTGCTCCCGCTTGATTGGGCTCACTTCCTCTCGCGGTTTCGCACCGCTTGGATAGTGCGCCCCGATGGGTCGAGGTGCCGTCAGGAGAAGTTCTCATCGATGGGGAACGGTTTCACGTTCCCTCTTGAGACGCTGATCTTCTACGCACTGGCAAAAGCCTGTTGCGTCGATGATCCGAACTCTTCGTGTGTATCTGTTTACGGGGACGATATTATCGTCCCTGTTAGCAGGTACCAGCTCCTCACAAAGGTGCTGAAAGCAATCGGGTTTATCCCGAATGCTTCGAAGTCGTTTGCCGACGGGCCTTTCCGAGAATCATGCGGAAAGGATTACTACTTGGGCTCTGACATACGACCCTTCTACTTGAAGGGCCACCTATCCGGCAGAGTAGCCTTTACCTTGCACAACTTTTATGCGAGGCGAGGGTGGCTGGATATGGCAACCGCCGTTTTAGACCTGATTGACCCCAGTCTTCGGATCTGGGGCCCTGACGGCTACGGAGATGGGCACCTCATAGGTGTCCACCGCCGAATCCAGAAGCAAGAGCATCTGGATAAAGGGTGGTGTGGATATATCTTCGACACCTTTGTCGATAAACCCGTTCGGAGGTTCGATACCTTCCTACCGGGTGACAGGGTGTTGCCTTCCTACTCTATCTACGTGGCCCCTCCTCCGGGGGGCCTCTGGGTTGAGAACCGAGCCTCCGACTTCCTCGGAAGAAGGAGGCTCTCGGCGATCCGATATTACTCGCTGGGCCCCGCAAGGGGCCTCGCGTATCAATATCGGAAGGAAGCGCTTGGAGTCGTTACACCAGGCTCCAAGGGATATAGACGTATTTCAGTCTACA